GACGACCCGGAGCCGGTCGTCACGTGGAAGAGTCCGGGCGCGTCGGCGGGGGCTGGCGCGAGGGTGTCCAGGACGATCATGACCTCCTGGAGCGCACGGAGGTCCCGCGTCTCCAGGTCGGCGTCGGCGTCGCGACGCTCCTGAACGGACATCACGCGACCCTCCTGAAGAGGTCCGCGCCGATGAACTTGCGCCGGACGGTCCAGCCGACGCGCTGGCTGACGTGATGGATGTAGATCTCCAGGGCGCGCGGCGCCGGCTCGTCGCGCACGGTCAGATCGGTGGTGCGCTCGCGCTCGCCGGTCCGGGTGTCGATGCGGTGGACCGTGGCGCTGTGGCGGTCCAGGTGGTGCGTGTAGCCCTCGCCGTCGTCGCCGAGGTCGACGTGCCGGCGGAGGCTGGTGTCGAACGGTGCGTCGTCGGTGCCGTTTTCACGGCGTCGGATCGTAGTCGACATGGGTTCTTGGAATCTCCTGAGAACCCGGGTCCGGTGCTCCAACACCGGGCCGCCTTCTGAGGCGACCACCCCGCGTCCTCACTACCACGTAGTACCCTTACGCTCTTTAATGTTTTGGCGATTCGCCGACTAAGAACGACAGGCCGGAACGGCCTGGCAATAACCCAAACAGCTTTGACGGACCGACACCTACAATCGCCCAGGTGCATCCACCAGTGAGTGTGGCGATCAAGTACACGCAGTCGATGACCGAGATACTCGACTGGTTCAACGAACAGCCGTGTTCATGCGCGACGGTCGGACATATCGCCGACGCCACGGGCTGGTCGCGCGAGACAGTCCGAAACAACTTGAAACAGCTTCAAGCTGCTGACGCCGCCGAGCAGCGTCACGAGGCGACAGGAGAGTACCGACTGATCCACGATCCCCGAGAGGACAGCGACGATGAGTGATGAGACAGCAGAAGCGACGGACGTCAACCTCCGCAACGACCTCACCGTCGGCCGGTGTCCGAAGTGCGGGGCTGACACGGTCCTGGCCCGGTTCGACGGTCGTCCAGACGGCGCTGCTGAACACGGCACGACAGTGCGGACCTGCCTTGTCGACGATGATTTGGGTCGACCGACCTACTACGTCCACCCCGTCCCGATGGGTGATGAACGCCCCACGTCGATGCTTGAGCACTGGACCGACCGCGCGGACGCGAACGTGGAGCGGTGGGGTGAGCAGCCGATCGTCACACTCATTCTCGCGATCGCCGAGGAGCTGGGGGAGCTCGCCGGGGTCGCACGCGCGTCGATCGGTCCGGCCGACGGGTTCAACACGGACGCCCATGCCGACGCACTCGCTCGGCTCCGGGACGTCACGGCCACGGGGGGGCGTGCCAGGCGTTCCTCGAAGCAGAATTTGAGGATCGGTCGGCGCGGCCGCTTGACGCCGATCGCCGGCCGGATCTCACGGCTGGCGTCGACGTCCCCGACGCACGGAACGAACTCGACGATCTCGGCGCGCTGTGCATCCAGCTGGGCCGGCGGCTCTGGGAGGGCGGCGATGGATCCGAGTGACGAAAACAACGAGGCGCGGCGCGTGATGATCGACGTCGAGACCGTCGGGCTTGAGGTCGGCTCGGCCATCGTCGAGATCGGGGCCGTGCAGTTCGACGCCGGCCTCATCGGTGAGACGTTCTACAAATCGATCAGTCTCAAGAGCTGCCAAGAGCACGGGCTGTCCGTTGACGCAGACACGCTCGAATGGTGGCTATCCGAGCAGCCAGAGCTGGCACCCGACGTACTCGTCGGCGGCGACCGTCTCCCCGACGCGCTGGTTTCATTCGTCACTTGGTATCGGGAGGTCGAGCCGCACGAGGTGTGGGCAAATTCGCCCTCGTTCGACTGCGAAATGGTTAACCACGCCGGAGAACAGGTCGGTGTCTCGATGCCGTGGGACTTCTACCAGGAGCGAGACATCCGAACGCTGGATTCACTGTCGCACGGCGTCGAGCTCGAACAGGAAGGGACCGAACACACGGCACTCGACGACGCGATGTACCAGGCTCGTCTTGCCGGGGAAATCATGCAGGCGCTTGACGGTGATGGAGATGAGTGACGAACAGTCGATGGGTGCCTGTCATGTCTGCGGTGAGACGGTCCCCGTGGACGGAGAGCACGCGATGGAGCGGTTCGGCGAGGTGCTCTGCCGGGACTGTTCGGACAAGGAGGTCGTTTTCGTCGCCGAGTGTCAGGCTGGCCTTTGTGGTTGGTCCTACCGTGTCGAAGAAAAGGAGTTCAACCGAGGGCCCCGCCCTCGACGACACGGGGCAGATGCTCGTCCGGATCGCCAAGCGGGGCCGGAAGCGCGGGCTGGGGATCGTCGGCGCTTCCCAGCGGCCGGCGGACGTCAAGAAGGACTTCGTCACCCAGTGCGACTGGCGCGTCTGGCATCGCCTCACCTGGGATAACGACACCGACGTCGTCCGCCGGGTCGTGTCCAAGGAGGCCGCCGGCGTCGTCGGCGACTTCGGGGACGGCGAGGCTTGGCTCCAGACCCATTGGGACGGCGGGCTCCGGCGCGTCCAGTTCAGACGCAAGCGGACCTACGACGCCGGCGACCGGCCGAGTCTCGACGAGGAGGAGCGGCCGGAACTCCGATCGATCGGCGAGGATCTCGCCTCCGAACTCGAGGAGATTTCCGAGGAGCGCCGCGAGCGCGAGACGGAACTCGAACGCCTTCGTCGGGAGCGGGACAAGCTCCAAGGCGAGGTTGAGCGGCTCCGAGAGCAGACCGGGGCGAGGGCCTCGTTTGAGCCGCTGGAGAGCCACGGAGGCGTTCTCCATATGTTAGTCCACCAGCGCGCGGAACCGTGGGAAATGATTATCCTCTGGCGAGAGCCCACGGAGTCGGAGGATGGCGACGTACACGAGCAGCGAGAGGGCGAACAGTGCCGGTGTGTAGAGGATGTGCCAGGCGATCGAGCCAGTGACCGAGGCGCCCGCTAACGACTCGACGGCTGGGACGACCTGCTCGATGAGATCCCTAAGCGCGGGATGGACGACGTAGACCCCTACGGCGTACGGCGCCAGTTCGATCAGGCGCGACTCGGCGCCCCAATTTGGCCGGGCGAGCAGCGCACAAAAAAGAGCGATCGCCATTGGGGCCGTCAGGATTGTGAAATCAGGCGTCCACACCGTCTTTGCCAGCATATTCCCTTGGATGAGGTACCCGACTACGAGCCACTCGACATGGTGAAGTAGCAGAAATGTCAGGAACAAACCGAAAAACCAGTGCCAGCGGTCGTGCGACGGTGACCAGTCGGACCGTCGGATTGTGAAGCCAACCGAGACGAAAAACAGCCCGAAAAAGGCCGCATCGCGCGTCCGAACCGGCAACGAAAAGATGTGCCCGTAGCTCTGTCCGAACAACCCGATTGCGTGGAGTAGTGTAGCGACCGGTAAGAGGTATGAGACAGCATCCGCGCGGACAAACACGTATACGGCCGCGATCGCGAACGCCAGCGCAGGGAGGAACCAAAAGATCGCTGACACCGACCGACCGCCGTAGATGAACTCCATCGGACTGAACGCCTGCAAGACCGTATGAATCACATCTCGGAGGATGAGGCCCGGGGGCGCGCGGCTAAGGATTCGTCCCCAGACGAGTTGGAGGAGATCAACGAACACGTACAGGAGCACGCCGAACACGTACAGCCCCGCGATCCGCTTCACATATCGCTCAAAGTACACCCGCGGCGGAGTCACCTCGATCTTAAGCGCGAATAGATATCCGGCAGTGAGAAAAAAGAACGGGACGCCGAATCGCGCCGTACTGGTGAGGAGCAGATTGACGAAGTTTCCCACCGCAGTCAGTCCAGCGAACGGGTCGGTGTGGATGATTACGACTGCCAGCATCGCAATCGGGCGCATGACATCAAGACTATAGATTCGGTCGCTCACGATCAGAGCTTCGGTAGGACACGAAAATAAAAATTCGTAGAATTATCGAGAGTCGATATCGCTCCGCCGGAATCAGTCCAGACCGTACGAGGCGTAGAGGTCATTCACCTCGTTCGTGGACAACGCATCGTCACGGATACGGAGGTCGTCCAGGGCGCCGTGGAGGAACTGGTAAGGCCCCTTCCCTATGTCGACGGCGATCTGATATTCACCGTTGTGTTCGTTGATTGGTGTTCCACCGCCCACTGAGCCGGTTGTGTACTCCGTTCCGTCTATGTACCCGCGGAGCTGGTCCGCCTCGTACACCATCGCCAGATGGTGCCACTCGCCGGGGGTCGCGCTCCAGCCCGCGTCAATGTTCAGGATGGTCCCGTCGTCCAAGTCTTGATGAAAATTCACTGACGAATTAGTGAATTCGATACGGAGTTCGTCACGGCCTCCGTAGTCCGGCGCGGACATCTCGATCACCTGTTGGATGTCGTTGACGAACTCCGATATCTTCAGTAGTACCGATATGCTGTACGATGTCTCCAGAGTCGGGAGGTACACGCCGTCGGCCGTCGAATTTAGGTACGCTTCGCCGCCGAAGTCAATCCCCCCGCCGTTGACGCCGCTGACGGCCACCGCCTCACCGCCGCGCACGGAGAGATTCCTGTCACCTACGGTATCCTCAACGACCGTTCCCGCACCACCACCACCGATTCCAGTCCCATTTTCAAACACGAATTCGGACCCGCCGTTGCTCACGACCGGTCGGGCGGCTTCGAACGCGACACTGCCGTTGCCTGCGGGGTCGATTGTGATCGCCTCCCCCCGCTCAAAAACGAACGTCGAAGCCACCCCCGCGGCACCGTCGAAGGGGTAACGTGTCACCAGCGCCATCAGAGAATCTGAAACAGATCCCAGTAGTAGGTGCCGCCGTCGCCTCGGATACCAATGCCAGACCCAGTGTAGTCGGTGTCCGACGCTTGCGCCGTCGCTAACGTCGACCCACCCGGCACCCTGTGGTCCACGGTGATCGTTCCGTCGCTGTTCCAGTTGATGACGAGGGAGTACCACGCCTGGTTCCCGTTCGGGAGCGTCGTTGCCGCGCTGCCGATTCCGCCCTCGTTTCCGTTGTTCCACTTCCGGATCTCAATGGAGGGTCCGCTGACGAGCCGGACCCCGTAGCAGTTTAACCCGTTCTCGCCGGTAACGGAGCTCAACCCCCAGAGGAACTGGCTGTAATCAAGATTCTCGGGGTAGACATGGACGCGGATGGTGTCGCCCGGAGAGGGATAGTTATCCAGACCGGACGTACTCGCAACGACGTCCCGCCCCGTGGCTAATGCGCCAAGCGCGTTTGACCCGAGGAATACGGGAGACGAGACGACACTGTAGCTTCCGGTGTCTGGTCCGTACTCAGACAGGTCCCCGTCCTCGAAGTTGTCGATGATGGCACTGTACGGTTGCGAGACGGTTCGCAGCCCCCCCTCGTCCAGCCCGGCGTTGGTGCCGCGGAACCCCATTAGTCGTCTACCTCGTAGCCGATGGCGGCGGCGTCTATCGCGCCGCCGGATGTGTTCGTGACCACCAGCCGGGTGTTCTGCGACTGACTCACCAGCAAATCATTCCCCTGACTGTGGAACCCCACCGAGAACGAGTCGATTACCACTGACACCTCGAACGTCCCATCTCCGTCGGGGTCCACCTCGCGAGTGACCTCGGCTGCGCCGGTCGTGGCTATCTCGCCGATAACGGCGGCTCCGGTATCGGCCGCCGCGCCAGCGATGACCAGCGTCCCGCCGTCCACTACTCCTTGCGCCGATTCGACGTATGCGTCGTTGACTGTCATGTTGAATCAACCTCGGCGGCGCCGCGTGCGCGACGCGCGAATTGCTGCGCGGTCGACGAAGAGACCGACGACGATGTCTCTACTGTTCCGGCCGGGAGTCCCCGCCGGGCGAGCGCTTGCGCGCGCGATGGGTCTGTCAGGTTTGTGCCCTCGGTGAATTGGATCACCAACCCGCGCTCCTCGCCGAACACGAACGTCATCAGTCGATCACCCCACGAGTCGTTGCGAACAGTTCGTGATTCGTCCCAGACTGATTGTCCGCGACGACGCCAACCGTTTGATCGCCTCCGCTGGTGTTCTCGTACGTCCCGACCGGATCGCCAGTCACCGCCGTGGAATCTGTGCTCCCGTCGCCGTCGATCAACACAGTTTGGGTGGTGAACGATCCCGACCCATCGAACGTCACCAACTTCAGATCGACGTCCGTGGGCGCCGGACCGGATACGCCGACGGTGAGCGAACACTTTCTGACCCTGACCGTCCCGCCGTCGGTGAGCGCGAACCGGTCCACGACCAGTTGGTTAGTATCCGAGAGGTTGGCCGTCGCCTCCCCGCCGACGACCCGAGACGAGTCGAGGTCAACCTCTGCAGTGCCGTCACCGTCCGACGATGCGGACAGTGCCTCGCCCGCCGACACGGCTGTGGCGGTCTGTTGAACTACAGACTGGCCGTCCTCAATGGTCACGCCACCGCCGCCGCCGGTACCGCCGCCGGCGGTGACCCAGTTTGACCCGTCCGAGATCAGCCGCGCCGCGCCGTAGTCGGTGTCGACGGTGATGCTGTTGGAGCCGTTTAGTGTCTCGGACCCTTCAGTATCGACCGTGATCGTGGCACCGCTCGCACCACCAGTTCGGTCGACGACCGCGATGGCTGCCCCTTCGGTCGCGTCGGCGGACGCCAGCGTGACAGTACTTCCCCCACCGATTGCCACCGTGTCGACCAGCACGATCTCCTCGCCCCCGGTGGTGTGGTTAGCGCTAGCGACCGATGCGACGACCCGGTCGCGGTCCACCTGCCGGCGTGGGACGACGCCAGCAGTCGCGTCGAATACGGTCGTGGTGCCGCCGGCGGCGGTGAGGTCCGTGCTCGCGAGATCGGCATCAGTGTCCGTCGCAAACGCGAGTGGATACGTCGACAGTGACGACGCCGGGCCACCGAGGCGGGCTGCGGGCACCTCACTGTTGCCAGCATCGTATATCATCGTCGAGCCGTCATTAGCTGTCAGATCGGCCGTGCCGACATCGAGGTCGCTGACGTCGTCAAGACCGAGCGGCGTGTCTAAGTCGGGCGCTCCGACCGGGTATGCGCCAAGTTGAGCGGCCTCCTGAAGCTCGTTAAGCGCGGCTGCGACGTCGGTGACGCCGAACGAGTCAGTCGCGTCCGCATAGATAATGCGGCTCGCCTGTGTCGGCCCGACCGCTCGCCAGTTACGGATGAGCTGGTCGCCGATGTCGGTCGCGCCCGCCGGAACCGTCACGACGGCGAGTAGCACCTCGCCCGCCTGGAGCGTCGGCGGCGTCGGTGCCGGATCAGGCGTTCCCTCTCGGGCGATCACGCTCGTCGAGCCGGTGTCAAACGCGACCGTGTCGACGCGGGCGTCATCGACATCACCTGCCGAGAGGGTGACCGCTGGGGATGCCCCACTGTAGTCGTATGCGGTGCTGTCGTAGTAGGCCGTTCCGCTGGCGACGTCCACCTCGCGGGGGCCGCTGCCAGCGGTCACGGCCAGATCATTGGGGGCGCGGACGCCAGTGTCTGCGAGCCCTTCGCTGATCGCGCGGAACTGAACTGTGTGCAGGGGCGTCCCCTGCGGTGCCTCGAAGCTATCTCCTGGTGGCATAGTGTGGTAGTGACTGGTCGCGGCGGGATGCGATCGGCTGGTAGCCGGTCAGATGATACGGAACTGCGCGCCGGCCTCGAACGGGAACGCGGACGTCTTTTCGATGGAGGCGACGGTCGATCGATACACGAGTCGGCCCGCGGTATCGAACAGGCCGAGTTCGGTGATCGAGAGCGGCTGATTGGTCGGCTCGTCGCGAAAGAACGCCGTCTCGGCGCGAATCGATGCTGGGTCGCGTGCCCGAGCGACGCGCTTGCGCGCCTGCTCATCGTCGAGTCCGGTGTCGCTCGTGGCCGGCGCTGCCGTCCCACTGCCGATCGCCAACTCGAACAGCCCAACCGCCTCGCTCGGCAAACGGATTGCCTCGGCAATTGCCGCCTCACCCGCATCGGTGACGACCGCGTTCCCGATGCCGTCGCCGCGAACATCGAACGTCACGTCGACGCGGACCTCTTCATCGGCTGCGGGCGCAACGGCCTCGGTGGTCAGGCGCGCGAGCAGCCGGTCGTTGCTCCGGATACCGACTTCTGTGACAGTCTCCACCTGATGGAAGCCGATCAGCCCGCGAGCACGCGTCACGCCGGGGCTGTCCGTCTGCCCCCACGCGAATGCCTCGGCCGCTGGCGCCGTCAGACTCGTGTCGCCCGGCTGGACGGCCGCCGCGCCCGTGCCAAGGACGAGCGCCTGGATACCGGTGAGGCTACCCGCGAGGGCGTCGACTACTGTCGCTCGCCCGCCGACAGTCAATTCGCCCGTAGCATCATCGCCGGCGACACGCGTCCACGCGCCGCGTTGGTCGCCGATACCGCCGCGGCCGACTGCCTGTGCGGCATCAGGATGGCCGATGATGAGCGTGTCGCCGAGCGGGCGGGTGTATACGTCGGCGTCAACATCCAGTTCAACGACGTTGCCGGTCGTTACGACCGACCGCGCTCCGGGGTCGGTGCCCCCACCGAGACCGCCACCACCGCCATCATCGCCGTCGTCGTCGCCAGCACCGCCGTCCCCACTCGAATCGGTGCCAGGGGGGCGTTGGCCCGGGGGGACGCCCGTCGCGACGTTGACGCCGAACCCTTCAATCCGGGAGACGCTGCGGCGGTTCTCCGCGACGCCCTCTTCAATCTCGCGTGGCATATTATATTCCTTCGCCGAACGACGACGGTTCGACCGCGATGGTTTCGGGCGGCAGATTGCCGATCGTCACATCGACTGTCACTAACGAGTCGATTTCGGTCTCGAACGTGACGCTCTCTGACGCCCCGGGTGCGAGTCGAAGCGGCCCTTGTGACTGGGCGACACCGCCGTCGACACGCAGCTGCGGGAACGTGGTACCGCGGGCGTCGCCCGCGTTGCTAACCGTCGCGGAGACAGTCACGGTCTCGCCGATCGCGGGGGTGGTGGGGGAGACGGATAACTCGGAATACACGATGTCGGCGGCACCCGACTGCAGGGCATTCGTCTCGGAGAACTCGATTCGCCGGCCGAACACCTCAACAGTCGACGCTGGTAATTCGACGCCGTTGCGTGACGTGGCTGGCTGGTCGTGAATCTCGATGCCTGCCGCCTTGCCCCCCTGCTCGGTCTGGTTCTCGCCCGTGAAGCCGAATCCTGTTCCGAACCCGGTTTTCAGGTCTTGAAACGACCCAGCCCCGTCGGCGAACTGCTTGAACGCATCGAACGAGTCGAAATTCTGTTTGATCTTGTCGATGAACCGCTGTGCCTGCTCGCCCGAAAAGTCTGCATCCTCAAGAGACGACCGGAGATCGTCGAACGACGTTAGATCGTTCAGTTCGTCCTGAAACTCGGCGACCGAGTTGAACTGTTCTTGGAGTCGTCTGACTTCACTGGCGACTTCGCTGGTTGACTGCTGTGGGTTCCGTAACCCAAGCCACACGAGTTTCTTTTCTGCTGAGAGTTCCTTGCCGGCCATCAGATACGCACCCCCAGCTCAAGTGTCACGAGGCCGGATCGATCCACACTCGCCGACCGAACGATCAGCGTCTCGTCAAGATCCTGTGGCGGCCAGTCAACACGAACCCTGTCGCCGCGTTGGAGTTGCTGGTAACTCGCATCGGCTATAACGAACGTGACTACCGTATCGTTCCAGGCATGTTGTCGGAGGTAGCCACGCCCTCGGTCCTGCGCCTCACGGAACGTCTGGATGGTTTCATCAACGATCGACTCCGAGCGAGGGGCCACTCCGTAGAAGTCGATCGACGCGGGGTCACGGACCGTCGCTTGGACATCACCGGCTCCCTGTACGAGCGCTTCGTTGACGATCTGGTCGAACTGCGTGTCGAACTCGTGACCGATGACGGCCGTCTCTCCACGGACGATGTCGAGTGCTGGCCCATCGCCACCAGCCTGCTCGAAATGGAGCGTGTCACTGCCGTCGATCCACGATGTGAATCCGATGTCGGTCTGCAGATCTTGCACGAGCGAGAGCACCGACCCGTCGACACGGCGCGTGATGGATCGCCCCGAGTCCTCAACGGCGCCGACATCAATCGGAGTGTTGCGGGCCTCGAGTGCGAACGGGAACAGGTCTGCCCAGTCAATCACGGCCCCAACGTTGTCCGTGAGCGCACCTGACAGGTCGAAGCGATAGGCGAGCGTGGCGTTCGTCGTCAGTTGGCCACCGGTTGAGGCCTCCTCTGCGGGCAGGTCAACGGTCTGGAACCCCGGCCTTCGGGGGACGTCCCACACGTACCCGACGCCCTGCGAGTCGCGGAACTCTACTTGGACGGCAATCTGTTCGCCGGGATCATTCACCAGCAGACGCGTCTTGAGTGATGCGACCTGTCCACCGCCGGGGGTGATGTCTTGATCGATGCCCTCGTAGATGACTTGATACGTTCCTGTCGAACCCTCGGTGAGGCCAGCAAATACGAGGCCGTTCCCTCGTTCGTGGAGTTGCTTGTCA